TAAATGTTGGAGTAGTACCTATTAAAGAAACATCACCACTGATACCACCATCTTTAATTAATAAACCATCAATTGTGACACCTGAACCAGATGTTTTCTCTGATACCGTATCTACTTTTATTTCACTTGCCATTTATTTTATCCCTCCAATGCTGCTACTTTAGTTTCTAAAGTTTCTATTTTTGTAATTGCTTCTTGTAATGCTCCAGTTAGTAAAGGAACTAATTTTGACTGGTCAATACCCTGCATATTTTCACCATCTTTTTCTCCACTAATAGCTTCTGGTACAATACCAGAAACCTCATGTGCAAAGAAACCATCTACAGTTTTATCTTTATCTACTTTAAAATTAAATTTGTAAGGTTTAAGTTGTTTAACTCTTGTTATACCATCAGTAATAGCTGTTTCATTTTCTTTTAATCTGTAATCTGACGAAGTGTTGTATGAAGTTCCAGAACTTGTTCTATTAATTGTTCCTACTTCATTACCACCAACCTTAAACATATATAATGTTGTATTTCCTGCTGCTGTGCCATTGTGAACTACATAAGCCTCAGTTGAGCCACCTTTAATAGTCATATAGCCATCACCAGCAGTACCGGGAATATGAATATCTCCATTATTTGCTATTTGCAACCTTTCGGTACCATTAGTATTAAATCTCATCATATTAGTGTCGTGACGATAATTAATATTTCCTATATCAGCATCACCATCATCACCAAAACAAAGATAACCATTGTCATCATTTCCAGTAAGAATAGATATTCCCGCACTAGCAGAACCTTCAACAACCAATTCATCAGCACTTGCAATAGGTGTAGCACTAGAATCACCAGTTTTAATATGAAGACCTACACCTAAATCATGGTCACCCACAACACCAATTTTACCTGCATTTAAAATACCTGCAGAAGTTAAAGTCATTTTTTCAGCCGCAGCTTCGGAAGACCCAGTCATAAATTGTAATGAAGTTGCATTAGAAGAAGAACTAAAATCTCCTTCAGAAACTGCTTGTATTGCTGCTGCAACTAATATTGCATCTGTGCCTGTCCCTTCATCTGGTGCTTGAAATTCTATTTTACCTAAAACATCGTCTTGAGCTATATCTGTTTCGCCTGTTTGTAATGTTAATATAACAGGTTTGTCATCAGCCGTAGCTGAGTGTTTAATTATAAGTCCTTTATCAGCATTATGCGTTAATCTAATATCTTGGTCATTACCTAAATAAACTATACCACCATCTGCTAAGTATAAATCTGACCATTCAGCAGAAGCTGTACCTAAAGAATCTCCATCAGCAGAACTTGGGTCAGCAGAACTTGCTGTTGCCCAACTTAAAGTACCACTACCATCTGTTGATAGCATTTGACCACTAGATCCATCAGCACTTGGTAAAACCCAAGCTACATCAGAACTTACAGTTCCTGCTGATTTAAACGAAACATA